GCTTCATTTGCGTTCCCCCCTTTCACCTGGTGAACAGTTAGCTTCGCTCGAAGCTGATTCAGCTTCGAACACAATCATAGCACAAGGGAATCGGCTTTGTCAAGGGTAGAAAACGAGAGCTTGAGCGAGGTAGAGCAAGGTTGAAGGAGTGGGGATTGGCTGAGAATGGTTGAAAAGGATTGGGAACGGCTGTCAATGAGGCTGAGGGTAGGTCAACCTATATGTTGTGGTAGGCGAAGGGCGTGCACCTATATGTTGTGTTATATGTATTCGGCCACGTGTAGTAGTGGGTGTGTGTGCTAAGTGTGAGACGAAGCTAGCGCACGTTCAACTGTCTAGTGCCCGTACATACTGATGCACAAGCGCACATGCGCATTGATGTACGTGCCCGCGCTCAGCCATGCGGACAAGCGCTTCTATATGCGCATACAACGGCAGGAGATTGGGTCGCACGTCCTTATGTCAAGATGGGGGGGTATTCGGAAGCTCGGCTCGCTATCTCATTTTCATCGTCTGACATAGAGGTACTAAAAATTAAAAATTAAAAACTTGCTGAACAGCAGAAAGCAGGCCCACCGCGCCGGGCCGTTCCTTGAACAGATTCCTCGCCACTTTCCCCTTCATCCAGCAATACCTGTACTCAAAATCCTGCTGCGTCTGATACGCCGCAATCTCCCGCCCCACGACATTCCCCATCAATCCATTCTTCTGTTGCCACACATGAACGGCCTCATGTATAGCCGTTCCCGGCAAGTCCCACCCCGGCATATATCCCTTATCCAACATCTGTATCGTCGAGCCCCATATCGTCGCCAATGCGCCGGGCGGCAGATTCGGCACCCAACTCAGGTCGCTCTGGAACCTAATCTCGGTCACGCCCCTGAACCACAACGCGTACCCGGTATCGACAATCGCCTGTTTCATCCACTCCACGTTCTTCTTGTCGCCGCCCGTTACCCTACACTCTGCCGGCCACGGAGCGCACGCTTCCGCCTTCCCCATCTTCCAAGCCTGCGCTATACTATCCCAGAAGCTCACTTCCTCCTCCTCTCCAGAAGCCAGCACACCGTCGCGCACACGGGCACGCAAATCAGAAGGTCAATCCACATGTACTGAAGGTGCTCAATCATTTCTTCTTATGCCTCACCACCACTGGCTGCTTCTGCTTTCTCTTCTTGGTGTCCCTATGCTTCTTCATACCATCCTCTTAGAGTGCTCAACTTGTCGCTGTCCATCGCACCGAGAACGCGGTGTTACCCGCTACGGTGAAGTTCAAAGTGAAGCCATCGTTGTCCATCGAAACCAGGGTAGCCTGCACCTGAACCACCGCCGACGCATTGAACGCGTACAGGCAACGGTCAACTTTCATATCCCCTCTAAACATATTACTGTAGTTCCCCGCCCAGGCCGACACGTTCTGGTGTCCCATGTCATCCGCGAATCCATGACATTCACAGAACCAAGTTGCCATGCCGTCGTTCTTGGAAACAAAGAACTCCAATGTTCTAGGTTTGAAACCTAAGCCCGTTATTGCATAAATTCCGGGTGCTGCCGGATTGACAAAGAAACCAACTCTAGCTCGTGCTGTATGCGTATGTGGGTCAATCGTCATGGTTAATTTACTCATTTGCTATCCCCGGCTAGAGTTGGTTTTTCCCTCTTACTCTTCAGCTACGTCATCATAGGTGACTTGTAGCTTCCCATCTGCATCACGCTCGACGCTGATAATTTTGAACTGACCGATAGCGGGTGTGGTCTTCACGTAACCGCGTGCGGTATCAGCCATCGCATCCAGGTTTGCCTTCGCAACGCCAGTATCTAACTTCGCATCTGTTACTTCGGCATCCTCGATGGGCCGAGCGGCGGCGGTCACTGAATCGGCGCGCGTAATCTGAGCAGCGGCGGCATTTACCTTCGCCACAATCTCGTCATCCGTGTACGGCACTGCCCCTGGGTCAATAGTCATCACTTGTATTGCCACGATTAACCTCCTTTCTCTGGTGTTTCGTCATATTCTACTTCCAGTTTGCGTGTTACTGGATTAACAAAAATGTTCACGACGCGACATTTGCCGGGCGGCGGCTCTGAGACTATCGCCAGAACGCTGATTTCCATTTGTACCGGCGTTGTAATATCGGACGCTGCCCGCGGTGTAGCCAGTTTCCGTTTCAGCTTACGTTCCCGGAACCGTCAATCCGATTCCCGTGCCCAACAGCGAAGTTATGATAATCACCGGTGCCAGCTTCCTGTAGTCGTCCCAGTCCTTGAACAACTGCAATGAGACAAGCCAGGTAATACTAGCCGCGGCCTCAATGCACAACGTCCAATAGGACTGGGCCACAATGAAACGCGTACCGGCTGTGCAAATCCACGCGCCAAAGAACGTAGCCAACCCCATATAAATTTGCGCGCGCATTGGGGCGGTTCATCCAATTTATTTCGGTGCATATTGCGTTCCCTCGCTGAACCCGCCGCCCGTGGCCTTGTTCAGAATATCAATAGCTTCGTTCTTCTTCTTCTTCTTGAACCTCTTTGTTAGCCGCTTCATCAGCGCCCCAAGAATCTGCGACTCCTCCCCGCTCATAGTCGGCATAAGCCTCGTCTCCGGGACATCACGTCGCCGCCCGCCGGTGGCCCGTGTCAGCATTTCCTGGTTCGATAAAGGTGGTAGACCCATTGACTTCTCCTCGCGCGTAAGGTATAATATAGATATGAATGATTCTGTTACCTATAGTATAACATGGCAGTAGAAGATATGCTCCCCGCGCATCACGTCACACCTATCCGCGAAATTACCAAACAGACTTTAGAGCGCGTTCATCTCCCGAAGGCCATCGAACGCATCGTCTGGCTGGTCGAGAACAGCAAGTCCGAGCGCATCCAACTCGCGGCGGCCATCTTTGTGGCGGAGCAGGTCATGGGCAAAGCCAAGCAAGTGGTCGAGGACGAAGGCGACAAAAATATGGCTCTCGCGATGGCTCAAGCATTGCGCCAAGTCATCGAAGAGTCCCGGCAAAAGCAGTTGCCCGCGCCCGTCACCCACGTTGAGGGTACAGCGCACGTCCTCAAAGCCGGCGAGGTCACACAGTTCGACACTTTCCCGGAGGCACTGAGCGAGGACGCGCGATGACGAAACCGCTCAGAACCGCGGATATAACCGAACTCGCAAAATGTGCAGCAGACCCGTGGTACTTCATTACTACCTACTGTCACGTCCTTGACCCTGTGTTGGGCGTCATCAACTTCGAGCCGTGGCCCCATCTACATGAACTACTTGACATCGTCCTCAGGAACGACCGTGTTATCCTGCTCAAGTCCAGGCAAATCGGCGTCTCCTGGCTACTGGTCGGCCTCGCATTGCATACCTCCCTATTCAACCCCGGCGCAGTCGTCCTTATCTTCAGCCGACGACAGGTCGAATCCATCGAAATGAAAGAACGCGTCAAGTTTATGTGGCGTCACCTTCCCGACTACATGCGCCAACCAGTCGGCAAAGACAACGACGAAATGCTCACCTTCCCGACTATGGACTCAAAGGTTATTTCTCTCCCCGCCGTTGAAGGTTCCGGTCGTACCTGGGGCGCTACTCTCGTTATCTTTGACGAGTGGGCCTATATGCCAAACGCCCGCGAAATCTACACCGCCGCCATGCCTACCGTCGAGCGCAGCAAAATGGTCGGTGTCTCCACCGCCAACGGGCGCGGCAATCTATTCGCTGACCTCTATCACGACGCCAAGCTCGGCAAAAACAGTTTTATCCCCGTCTTCATCCCCTTCAACGCCCGGCCAGGACGTACCGCCGAATGGTGGGAACAACAGAAACGGGATATGCCTGTTTACCTGGCCCTCCAGGAATACCCACTTCTCGAAGTTGACGCCTTTATGATTGCCGGAACCTGTATGTTCGACATCGAGGCGCTCCGGGCCATGCCTATCAGTGCGCCGCCCCCGTTTACCCTGTTCTCAACCCCCGCAAAAGTATCTCTTTGGCGGCCCTATACTGACGGGCACAAGTACATTGCCGGCATCGACACAGCCTTGGGTATTACCGGACGTGACTACAACTGCCTTCAAATCATAGACGAGACTACCAACGAACAGGCGGCGAAGATACGCACACCCATCCCGGTCGAGCAATTCGCGGATGCTGCTCTTCGACTCCTGACTCTATATCAACGTCCTATGGTCATTATCGAGGAGCAACCGGTGGGCCGCCTTATCTTCAAAGTGCTCAAGGATGCGCGTTATCCACTTCAGAATATCTATCACCGGGCCAAAGGTATTCCTTGTTGGCACACCGCTGAAGCCAATCGCAAGACAATCCTTTCCGAGTTAGAGCAAGGTATCCGTGGCCGTCAACTCATTATCTTTTCCAAAGAGACTATGGAGGAATGTCTCGCGTTCGGTTACAACGAGGCCAAAGACAAGTTCGAGGCAACATCGGGCCACGATGACGAGGTAATGTCACTCGCATTAAGCTGGCACGTCAAAGTCAATAAATTGCCGGCTCTGACCGATTTCGTCGCCAAGAGTTACCTTGACGTTGAAGGTACTATAATCAGCGAATCCGTCGAGGACATCAACTGGGGTGCGGCCAACCCGCTGAAGAATCGCACGGTCACGGTCTGTCCGGAATGTCTAGGTGAACGTATGGTTGTTGACCAGTGGGGCCGACGTGAAATCTGCCCCCGCTGTGATGGACGGGCATCGATAATTACAAGGCAAGTCCATGTATAAACGACATAATCCGCTCACACTTGCTTATCCTTACTCTACATTCCTCGCCCATTTCTGGAATTGTATCCGCCTCGACATCAGCGGTCAGGGGTGTACCACAGATGACCTACCACCGGAACTGCGGAGACTTCCCTACGCTGAAAGAGTTATGATAGAAAGGGAGGGACTAACAAAGGAAGCTGCACTTTTCCTAGACACACCCGACTTCGACTGGTGGGCCGAAGTATCCGGGATTAACCCTGACGTATTAAGGGAGGGACTCCGTGCCAATAGTAAACTCACTTGAAGAAATCAAAGACTTAAAGGACAACATCGGCAGTCTTTTCGGTAAACTCCAGGAAGAGTTCAAAATAGATGACCAATATATGCGCCTGGACTTTGCGGAGTTACTGAACCTGCCCCGCAAATTCAAGAAATCTGCCATCATCCTGCCAACCAGTCGCGAGGTCGTGGACACCTGCGTAGACCACATCGCACCCACGTTTCGACGTGTAACCGTACCCCGACGCACAACCGATACGCGCGGTACTGAGCAGGCACAGACATTACAGAGGTTCTACGAATCTCTGTTGAACTATATCGAGCGACCTTCCATCGTCTCGCCATATCGCGATAACGGCAAACACGTGGCAACCTACGGCATTACCATCGGCGAGCTCAAATACAACGTCAACAAGTGGCCCGTCGAGCCCAAGTCCAGCCAGTACGAAGTGGAGGCGGAATACACCGCCGCCCGTGAAGAGTGGAAGACCAACAAGAACGAGGTCATGCCCTTCACGTACCAATGCGTACATCCCAACGAAATCATCTTCGACCCATTCAACGACCCCCCGTTGTGGGTCATCCGTACCTCGAATCGCTACGTCTATCATCTCAAGCAGGCGTATCCTAACTGGGCTAATGCGTCTCAAGCCACGAACACGGCTCAGTTAGAAACATGGGAATACTGGGATGCGCGCCAACGTGCGGTTGTTATTAACCAAACAGAGTCAGCGCTCCGAAACACATCCGGTACAGGTATTCTCAACCATAAGTGGGGTGTTCATCCTTATATCATTGAAGGTTCTGGACTGGGTATGGACGACATTGAACACAACCTAGAGCAGAAGTACGTCGGCCTGCTTCGTTTCATCAGGCAAATACTCTGCTCCGAATCCCGCTCCTTCAGCATCGCCGACATCGTACTTCGTTCTGGCGCGTGGCCCATCCGTGTGGCGGAGGGCGACCGGGCGAATGAAATGCCTAGTTTCAAACTGGAGTACGGTGAAGTCCAGCCACTTCCACCCGGCGTGAAGATTACGAATCTAATGCCGGAACTGCCGCCGGATATGCTCTTCAATTTCTTCCAGGTGACATCCGCAATCATAGCGGCTGCTGCTGCTCCACGTGTAGTACGCGGCATGAACACGTCGCCTGGTCTTACCAGTGGCTTTGACCGGCAACTGACACTCGGCGAATCGCGCCTGCGCTACGGTTCCATAGCTGACGCAATCGAGCGACTACTCACCGGTATCTGCTACAAGGCCGGTGTCATCACCGAGAACGTCGTCAAAGGTTCAATCAACATCGCCGTGGGTACAACCCAGGACGAGTTCATGTCTATCTCGGCCCGTGACTTCCGGGGCCATCACGCCGTCTCCGTTCAAGTCAACGTGCTGGAACCCGAAGACGAAGTTCGTAAGCATCAGGATGTTGCCACGATGGTAACAGCCGGTCTAATGTCGCCCCAAAAGGGTATCGCCAAAGTCTCGCCGGATGTTGACCCGGATACCGAGTATGGTCGCATTCTGGCATCCAAGATACTATACAGTCCCGAAGTTATGTCGGTACTGGCGCAGGGGGTTATGCAGAAACTCGCCAGTAACCTCGGCATGGAGGACATCCTGAACCAGATATTGCAGGCGGCGCAACAGCCACAAGGCGTTAGCGCACAAGGTCGCCGCCCGGCCAGTCCTGAGAATGCCGGCGAACCCGCGCAAGGTGCGGGTAGTCGTACCGAGCAAGGTCAGGCGCGGAAACTTGATATGCGCGCTACCGGGATGTTGCAGTGAAGAATCTGACTGATGCGATTACAGACCATCTCACACGGGTCTGTACCGTAGCAATGGCGGAGGTAACGCAACAGACGCAAGGTACAGGGCGTGACATCATGCTCAGGCGTTTCCGCGCCAGTTATGATAAACTAGAAGTAGAAGAACTCGATGCTGTAGCTCGCATACTTGGTCACGACGATACTGAGAAGGAACCTTGTGACGCCTGCAAAATCATGGCGGCCAAGGAACTATCTTTGCGTGACCGGGAGGTATAATGGCTGAACCGATTACCGTCAAAGACATCATAGCGCGATATAAGGCTGCCGGAAGTCCTGAAAACCTGGCAGCATTTATGAAGCAACTATCAAAGGACACGGAACCCCTCCATCTCGTTGCGCCTCTTCTTGTTAAACTTGGCCTGATAAGCACCGAGGAAGCTGATGCAATAACGCCCAGGATAGGCCCGAATACCAGGCCTCCTATGACTGCGGCGGAGGAGAAGAAAGAGGCAGGGGCTACCGCCAAGGCCAAAGCAGAGTATTGGCCCGCTAACATTCCGAAGGGCGGCGCTCTGGGTGAAGGTAGTACATTCCAGAAACTTATGACTGCCATGAACCAGCCATTGCCCGGTACCCAGAAAGCAAAACTTCCTTTTCTTGGGCACGTACTCACACCCGCAAATATGCTTATGGCGGCTACATTGCCGTGGACGGGTGCTGCTGGTTTAACGAAAGCAGGTCTGGCGACCAAGACTGCGGTGAAGACTGCGCCAGTAACAATAGCCAAAGGAATGATGGGTGAAGCTGTTGGGACAGCCGCAGTCAAAGAAACTATGCCTACTACCCTAATCAAGATTCTTGAAAAGGCACAGGGCAGTAAGATGTATAAAGGTCTGGCTGGCGTAACCGCTGCCACAACAACTCTTCCCGCCGTAGCCGGCTCTGGTATTATGCCGGAAGGTGGGGGCGGGGTGCAGCCACAAGTTGCAGCCGAAGCGCCGCCCGTTGAGGAAGAACTCACCTCAGCCGAACTTGACCTTATTAAGAGTATGACACCCGCGCAACAGACGGCTCTGGCTGGAAAGACCGTACCTGAACAGAAACAAATTCTGGCTCAGCCTAAAGAGCAGTGGGATGCGTCGTTGGGTGTTGCGGCAACCACACCGGCTGATATTCCCAAGACACCACGTATCATTGAAGTTACGGATGCCAAGGGCAAGACATACCAAGTATGGGACTTCTCGATATACGATGAACTTGGTGTTGTAACACCTGACTTCCGGCCAATATCAGAGACAGATGCCTCTGACAAAAACTTCCAAATGCTGATACAAGGAATGGATAACGCAGCAGCATTGACGCGCACGCAAGCGGAGCAGACTGCGGCTACTGGTCGTGAGAAGCTCAGTAATGCCGCGGCTTATGGATTAAGACAATTAGACCTAGCCGACAACGACAAGGACAGGGCTGAAAGGTGGAAGGAGTTACAGGCAACAATAGCAGCCGACAAAGAATCGGCGACAGCCCTGGCAGAAAGTCAGCGAAAACGGGATATAATGCCGGTGCTCCAACAGCTTTTCGGTATCATGTCAAGTCCGATGCAAAAGCTACGCTTCCTTGGCGAACGTGCCGGTGGTCAGGGCCAGCTTATGTTCGAGAACCAGCCCGAAATTCAACAGGCGCTTACGAATATGGGCGGTCTGGGCCAGTATAACGTCAGCGACCAATTCGCACAAATGTTTGGTCTCGGCGGCAACGTCGGCGGGCAACCGCTTGCCAAGAATATGCTCGCACCCGCTCCGCAGTACAGCGGTCAACAGCAACTTGGGCCATTAGGCGTTAAATATATTCCAAATGTCAATGTGCTCTCGCGGATGACGCCGCAACAGCTAGAGGAGGCTGGCCTGCTTGCATCCATCACCGGACTTACCGGAAGTGAAGATGACTTTCTGGAGGAGCAGATGAAAGCGCAGCGTCTAGCACCAAAAACTAACTTACTGACAGCCGCGTTGAGTAGGTAGTATGCCGTCACCGCTTGTAGACACCTTTACAACGCAACTCATAACGCTCACCGACCCTGCTGAACGCGGTGAGTTTCGCCGTGCTTTTGTCACGCACGTCAAAGAGAACTACAAACCCTTTGAGGCGCTAACATTCCTTCAAGAAGCTGAGAAGGCTAGCGGTGAGGTTGGTCTCGCCGCCGACTTCTTTGGCGACCCCAAGCCTTCCGCTTTTACAGCCGATGAACTTCGTACGCTACGCGCGCAAGCGCCCAAGAAGTCTACTGCCTGGAAACGTGGCGTCCTCAAAGTGCTACAGACTATGGGTGAGTATCAGGAACACGTACTCGAACCAAACGCAGCCGTAGCCGTCGCCACTGCTCTCAAACTAATCCCCGGTACGGGGGATTGGGAAAAGAAGGTGGCAGAGACACAACGCGCAATTCAGGCGGAGCGTGGTTCCGCCGCCCGGTCTTCTAGCGTATCGGACTTTACGCAGGCTGCCATTGAAACGTATCGAAAGAACAAACTGCCACGTGGTGCTAAAGGTACAGCAGAGTTCTTCTTCGACCCTATGATTCTGTGGGGTTGGGGAATCCCCAAGACAATCGGCGAGGTTGTTCCGCTTATTAAGCCGTTGATGAAGCCGCTCTCTGTACTTGACCAGGCCCCGAATCAGGTTGCAGATGTTCTGCTCAAACTACCTAGTGCGGGCATCAAGAAACTGCCCTTCATTAGTAAACTGGCGGAACCATCTGTGCGTACACAAGCAACGCGAGCCAGTGCGGATGCGTACGGCGCCGCGATGCATACCTTCGGTGTGGAAAGGGTATTATCTACCCGTTCTGCTGTGACCCGCGAAATGTTGACGGGCCTCGACCGTTTCCCCGAAGATTTACCGCTACGTCGTATTATGAATCATATCGAGGATAGCTTCACAAACCCTCAAGCCGCCGCTACTTGGCGCGAGAATCTCCTGAAGTTACCTCCAGCCGAAGCCATCGAGAATATAACCGGTACTGTCTACGCTTTTGAAGCTCGCGCCATTCGTGAGGGCGGCGAACTGCTGGCCGGCAAAGTGGTTGAGGGCATAAGTACCCGACGCGTAGCTGGTGTAAAATCCTTCATGGAGAAACTGTTTATTGGGGAACACAATGCTGCGCAAATCGGTAAAGTTGTAGACAACACGCTTCTGCGTCTGGAGAACTTTTCTATACGCAAGCTCGAACCGATGCTTAGTCGTCCTTGGGCTGTAGCGCAGTTGGCTACCTGTGGTTATCTGCCGATGAACGCAGTAGAGGACGTCGGCATGGCTGGCATATTTATGGGCGTCAGTCCTTTTGGTGTCAACGACGAACTTATACGTCTAGAGGTTGCTGGACTGGACGTCAAAGCTATGCCGGATATGCACCTTCTAAACCTGAAAGGGAATGTCAGCAACGTACTCAATTTGAACTTGGGATTGCACCGTGAGCTACCCCAAGTCAGCCTCTTGTCTGGTAAAGCCAGCATACCCGAACGGGCTACGGAGGCTTTTTCTCGTATGGGTGTCCGGCAATCTGGTACGCTCGGTTGGATATTCCGCCGCAATGCCTGGCACAATACGTTTATGAAGCAATATGGTACAGCACTCAAGGAAGTTGGTATTCGCGGTGAACAGTTGACGGCACTCAAAACCGTTATGAATGTTGAGTTCCCCAGAGAACTGCGCCATGTCCAAGAAGCCCTGAGTCATTATACTTTATCGGCGCTGACTACCGGCGACCCTGCCGCTGTTCGTGCCGTGTCCACAATAATCAGCAGACACCCTATGCTAGTACAAAGTCAGATGTCAGCTATAGCGAAGCACCCGGAGATTTACACCGATGCGCGTCACATATTCATGCGTCAGATACAAGAGGCGGGCGGCGTCAACGAGAAGAACATTGGGGCGGTTATGGAAGCTGTCCGGGCCGAGCTTATCCCGCAGCTTCAGTTTACACCGCAGGGCATCAAGATGTCCTTCGACGACTATCTGTTGTCGTTGGGTACTAATCCCATAGATACTCCTGAAAAAGCACTTGCTGAACTGCGTATGGTACAGGGAGCAGAAGACGCTCTCAATAGCTTACCTCACGATATGCGTTCCTTCGCTGCCGAAAAAGCCAGGGGTGCGCCGCCACAGAATGCTGAGAAGATTTGGCGCGAGGCGTTCGAGGTAACTACCAAGGACATCGGTGAAGTCCGCGAAAAGTACATCGAGATGTTGACGCGTACTAAACCGCTGATTGCAGAGCAATTAACAAAAATGGTTAGTCCGACTGACCAACCTACCATCGCACGTGCCCTTGACCGTATCTTTGATAACCGCGCTCGCACTGCGCGCAATTTGCAAGAGACTTGGGTTTCCTACCGGACAGCGGTAGAAGACCTTATTCTCAAGACGCCGCAAGAAGAGCGTGACTTTACTTTCTGGCAGAACCTACACGCTGTCGGTTCCGATATTTGGACGGCACACGGCATCGAGCGCTCAGTCCTGGGCGCGTCAAGTCGGTCTGAATGGATACAGTTACTTGACCGGTTGCCTGAGAATGCTTCGCCCAGAGCGCGCACATTCCTGCGTCGCAGTCTGGAATCAGCCGGCCAAGAGTCAGAACAGCAACTTGATACATTACGCGCGCGCCTGGCTGAGTATCGGTCTTTAATGGCCGGGGCCTCCGAGCGAACCAAGACCGTCTATACACATCAGATTGAGATTATTCAGGAATGTATCGTCCAGACCGACGTGCAGTTAAAGACATTCCGCTCCCGCTTGGATGCGATACCTGTACCACAACTGAATACGGTCGCACAGAATTATGAGGAGTACAACAAAGCGGTACTCCGCACACAAGAACTGCTCAGCGTTGACCAAAGAGTAGCACCTGAATTTGCAGCCGCTACGCAGAAGAAGTTGGACGAGGCTATTGCTGAGCGCGAGCAATTCATAACGGGCATTTTATCCCCCGACGACCAACGCGCTTACTTCGCACTTACTGATGTAACGCAGAAGCAAGCGTTCGTAGACAACGTAATGAGCGGGGCGGCGCGGCAGAAGATGGTATTCCGCGATAACGAGGTTATTGAAGTCGCCGCCCGGAAGGTACTCCGAGCTACCAATGACCAGGTCTCGCCGCAATTACCAAGGGCGCTCAGCGGCGCAAAGCCACGTTATAACTTGGGCGCAAAGTCGTACTCGCCGTTCTTCGAGAGCGACGTTGACAAGGCGCT